GATACCTACGCTGTCATTTGCACCTAAACTTGTCCCACCCACCAGCAAGTTGCCTGACGAGTCCAGTGTCATGGCAGTGCTGGTAGCGTTATCGTCGATGCCTGTGCTGGTTATGTTACCGCTTACGGTCACATCGTCTGGAAACACATATGTACCATCGTTTTGCTTCTCAGGTATCGTGCCTGACTTCTCTGCCTTGCCTTGGAAAACTATGTAGAAGTCGTCGGTGGCTGCAACTGAGCCAGTCATGGTCAGTGCTGTACCGTTGACCGTGTAGGCTACAGTTGGCTCCTGCCGTACGTTGTTGACAAAGACTTCGATCTCACCTGCGCTACCTACTGGGTAGTCGAGCGTAAAGCTTGTGCCTGACCCGCCGGTTAGATCTTGGTAGCTAACCTGCGAATATGCTTCTGCTGGTACATTGCCGATGTATGGCATTAAGTGATCTCCAGAATGCTCATTACGACATCTACAGAACTAGCTGTGTCGCTTTTAACTTTAATGCTGTCGTTTGTTTCAAGTACTACCTTTTGATCTCCGCCTACTACAACTAACGAACCACCTGACGGTATAGGTGCTTGATATATAAGATATGTGTCATTAGTACCGTCATTGAGTGTTACGTCCACTAATACTTGACTAGCTGTACGATTAGCTAAGTCTAAACCAATGACGGTTACTTCAGTAGAAGCTGCTACTGTGTACGAACCTACCGCAGTAAGTGACGTACCAACGCTTCTTTCTAGTTTTCTTTTAAAGGTATTTGCCATCGTTTATCCTAACGCTATTGCCATTGCTACCGCTGTACCAGCTTGATCTACATCTAAGTTTGTACGGGCCGCAGCAGCAGTAGTTGCATTTGTACCACCGTTTGCAATAGGCAGCGCCCCTGTTACATCTGTGGTTAGATCTATACTATTCAGAGTAATCTGTTGGCCACTTAATGTTAAATAATCTAAAGACCCAGCTAATGTTACGTCTGTAGAATTATCTGTACCTGCTGCGTCTACGCCTAAATTAGTCCGTGTTGTTGCTGCGTCTGTTACATTTAAAGAACCTGTAACATCTACACCTGTGCTACTGGTGGCGAGTTTAGCTGCGTTGTCGTAATAAAGTGTAACTGCACCGTCTGCTACAGCAACAATACTATCTTCACCATTTTTAGCTTGAATGTTTACGCCAGTATTAGCATTGATATTTATGTCTGCTAATGCATAGAAATAGTTTGTTGTCCCAGTGTGGTAAATCTGTAGGTCATTACCAGCGCCGAAAATAGCTTTGTCGTTATCACCAAAAGTAACGTCACCACTAAAAGCACCACTTGATGCTGTAAGAGCACTAACGGTAAACGGTGCAGCAGTAATCGTTAAGTCACCAGTACTAGAACCAGTAGCAGTTGTTGTACCTACTATAAATGAATCGGCTGACTCATCCCAACCCATAAAGGCATTGTCGCCCGTGCTACCACGTTCAATAACAATACCACTGTCATTTGCATTTGAGCTTACACCATTGTTTAATTCAAGCAGATTGTCACTAACAACAGTGTTTGTTGTATTTAATGTTGTAGTTGTACCGTTTACAGTTAGATCACCAGACAGTGTAAGGTTAACGCCTGTAGCTGTTCCTGTAAATGCTGGTGACGCAAGAGGCGCTTTAGCGTCTAACTGAGTTTGTATATTTGAAGTAACACCGTCACTATAGTTTAATTCAGCTACAGTAGACGTTAAAGATGTTGTGCCATCATTTAATGTTGCATACGTTAGTGTACCAGTACTTGTTACATTTGTAAAGGTACCAGCAACAGCAGTAGTCCCGCCTATTACTGCATTATCTATTGTACCACCTGTAATCTCTACGTCAGACGTTACGTCTTCTGCTGCCGAAACAATAGATACAATAGCGTTACCAGCTAACGTAATAGCTGAACCACTATTAGAACTTTCAGATACTGTTCTGCTTAATGTCGTGCCAGTAGCAGTGTACGTGCCAGTACCAACTTCCCAGTTAGTACCTTCTTCAATAAGATAACGCACCACATCACCGTTAGATACTCCAGCTTCAGCAAACGTCTGATATGTAGTCGCTGCTGAACCTAAAGTAATAGTTCCGGTGCCTGTAGTGCTTGTAGTTACACGTACTCTGTTAGCTAGAACAGCCATTTAAGTGTCCTTACGCTATACGTACAATAGCATTAGATGCATCAGCAGTAGGAAACTGAATTGTTAAGTTACCTGCAACTGCACTAACTGTTCCCCCAAAGTCAATAACACAAATTGCTCTGTTACTTTGTGAAGTATTATATATGATACAACCGTCTGCCGATAGTGTTACTGTTGAAAATACTTCGTCAGTAAAATCTACGATAGCGGTAGAACCATCTAAACTAATTGTAGCACCGTCAAGTGCTTGGCCTCCAGCACTGTAACCAGTACCTGAAGCTTCATCACTATTGCCGGTCACGTCTGAATAGTTTGTGGTGCTTGCGTTGTACGTGCCTGACGGTGAAGCCTTAATTAAAGCTATGTTTAGAACATCCGTATCAAGATCATGCGTACCGCCAAGTAGCTCTTGCTTAAAGCTGTTACACATTGCTGTAGTAATTGCCATATTCTCTACCTTATTAAATTAAGAGTGGAGACTGAGCATTAAGCCCAGCCTCCTAACTCAAAAGCTTACGCGAGTGTGTCGCGGTCTACTTCGTCACCAGCCATTTCACCGATGTCGGTAACATCCATGAGAATTGCCCATACGCGAAGCTTACCTGCGGCAAGCGTACCCGTAAGAGAGGCAACAGTCACGTCAATGTTATCGTCAGCGACAGCCATTACTGGTTGGAAGGCAGCAGCGTTTTGTGCATACGTATCAGCAGCAGACTTTGAGTTAAAGCCGTCTACAAATGCGTCTGCGTCTACGCCAGTACCAATATCAACAGTCGTTGCAGTTGCGTCAGTTGCCGTAACAACTTGTGCGCCTACGTTCAGAATGCAGGTACCTGCTGGTACTGCAATGACGGGAATTACGTCAGCAGCAGCAAGAGCAGAACCCTTATCCGAAAGAGCCGTTGCAAAGTTCAAAGTTGTTTGAACCATATAAGGCTTGCGGCCGCGATTAGCGACACCACGAGCAGCAGCGAGAGTGTTATCACCTAATGCCATTATTCTGCTCCCTTATACTAAACAAATTTTGGCGTTTACAAGAGCTTCTGGACGAAGGATCTTGCGGCCATAAAGATGCATACCACGAACAACGTCGGCAAAGCTATCGGGATCACGATAGGTCTCTGTCTTGTTGATTTGCTCTGCGGTAGCTACGGCTGAAGAGTGTCCTGCAACAATCAAGCCATAGTTAGAAGCATTGGTACCACCAGTTGTGGAAGAACCAGTGCCGATTGATGGCAAGTTGTTAGAAACAAACACTTTAAAGCCTAGAAGGTTGTTGAGAACCAGACCATTCTGAAGACCAGAACCGCCGAAGTCGCTATTGAACAAACGTGAATCTTCGTCCTGAAGGATTTCTTTCACGACTGGATCAATAACAATCCAACGACCATTAGAGTCAACATTCTGTTGGTCAAGCTTACGAGCCATGCGAGTAATAACTTGCATAGCATATGCGTTGCCTGAACCTACAGTGGCACTGTCGTTTCCTGCGCGTGGCTTGATGCCGATTGCACTACCGGCGGAACCGCCGAAGTCGTCAGCTTCAAGTTTCATGCTGGAAAGTAGTTCGTCAGAACCAGCAGTTGCAACGGCTTTAGAACCATTAACAGTTGTGTTAACAGTGTCAGCAATACCGTGAATAGCAGACTGCTTGTAGCCACAAAGATAACCAAGAACATCTTGGTCATACTGGTCAGCGAGACGGAAAGCCGCGCGATCAGAAGCAAGTGACTGGAAGTTGACATGAGAATGAGCTTCTTCAATGTCGTCAACCTTAAATGCGAAGTAATTAGCCTTATCAACTGTAAGGCTGAAGTCTTCGTCGTCTAGATCTTGTGGAGTAATAACTGTGCCACGAGCATAAGCCTTAACCGAAATTTCAGGCTCTTTGATGATGCGTACAGTATCACCCATGTTGGCGATCTCGCCAAAGTAATCGGAGTTTGTAATCTCCTGACAAACAGCTGACTTACGGAACGCAAGTTGCACCTGTTTGGAATAAATTACAGGACTAAAATTACCGTTAGGTAGGTTTCCATGCCCTGCTGCTGCTGCGAATGCCATTGTAATTCTCCTTTCGACAGCAATCAGATGCTAACTTACAACTTCCTTTAGAGGCTAATTAAAATAGGTGCGTATCAAATACATTTGGCCTAACGTATTATTAACGGGCTATTCGCTTTAGGTAAGTCTTACGGATAGAATTGTAGTTGCTAATGTGTATATAACTACACTAAATAGTGGGTAGACTATTGTGGCCACATATTTTGATATAGTTATA